TAACATGCTCAGGCCAGTAACGGCTATAAGTCTCTGAGGTTAGGATACCCTTGATAAACCCTAGTTGCTTCTCTGCAAGGTTTGCAGTGGCTGAGATGTACAGTATCCGTAACGTAGGATCTTTGGTTAGTTCCCATGCAACCCTGTAAGCTACCAACCTAGACTTGCCGTGGTCACGAGGGAAGAGTAACAATTGGTGAGACTTAGAACCCCCTCTAGTCCACCAGTTACACACATCCTCGTGACATTGGCCTAACACTTGCTCTGGTGAGACAAGCTTAATAAATGTGGCTAGATCATTCTCAGCAGCTTGTCTAATCTGATCTAAAGTTACACTCATTTATTACTGATGTTCCATTGTTTAACTACTGAGTCTAAACCAAAGGCTGCACCAGCAAAGGTAAAGATTGGCAGGTTAAGTACCTTTACTGCCTCACCTGCTAAGGAGTTTCCGAAGAAGACCCATAAGCAAATCAGCAATAGAAGAACTGCCAACAATAGGGCTGCCACTTCCCTCTTCAAGGTCTTTTGCTTCTTCGGTAAGGCTTGGTCTGTCATTGAGGTAATCCTTTACGTTAAAACCGGGACAGGCTTTTGAGGACACCTCGTTATGTCCACGTATTATAGCACCTGAGTATTCTGCTGTCAAGCTATCTAGTAAAGTATTTAGAGCTTTTCTTTGTTTTTCTGTATAATGCTCTTCGAACTTATCGTTAGCATCAGAACCAAATCCACCTACAATACAAATACCGATAGAGTTTTTGTTGTGGCCTTTAGCATGAGCACCTGCTTTTTCTACTGGCCTTCCGGGGCAGACAACACCATTACGATCAAGAACGAAATGATAACCTATATCTGCCCATCCTCTTTCCTCTACGTGCCACCTACGGATCTCTTCAACCTTATCAATGCAGTTAGACTTCTCCATCCAGTGAGGTTTAGTTGCACTGCAATGTACAAAGATTTCGTTGATGTTTCTCATTGGTTAGCCATCTTTTCTACTGAGTCTCTAATAGCTTTAATATTCTCATCCATACGACCAAGAGTTACAGCTTGGCTTTGAACGATAGTTTCAAGAGAACCTAGACGAGTTTCATTACGGATGATGTCTCTTGCATTGGCCTTTACGGCACTGTCTAAACTGGAGATATACCAGACAAGGGCTACTGTCTGTGCAACGATAGCCAGTACCAGAGTTACAGGTACTGACTTACTGAGGTGCCAATTATCTTCCATGACACCCTCTAAGCTACGAAGACAGTCTTAGATGTGAAATCTCGATTATCCGATATACGGATGACAACAGAGCCTGAGGAATACCCTGAGACAGTTGCTCGATAATAGACTTCCTCTGCATCAAACCCTACACCCTCATAGTTAGATGTAAAGGTATCAGCATCGAACCATGTGCTGTTGTCCCAGCTACGTTGTACTGTAACTGTAGCAGACCATGTACCAGAGATAGAAAGGTTGAAGTGACCAACTACCTGCAGAGAGGCTGTGCTTGTGTTAGAACCTAGTGTTTCCGTTACAGCAACCATGATTACTCTCCCTCTGCCAAGTGTGCAGCATAAGCAGCTTTGACAGCTGTAGTGAATACAGCAGCAGCAATGTCTGCAACGTCTGCATCTTCCTGAGTAAGATCAGCATCAGGCGTCAGCACATGACGGTGGAATGTACGGCTGATTTCTACGTCATCCTCTGCAATGATTGTAGCAGTGCGAACCTGCACTACAGGATACCCTGCTGCAACTTGCAGAACCTCGATCTTGTCGTTTGTAGTTGTTTTAGTAAGTGCCATGTTTATCTCCTTGGCTTTGGCCTGTTAAGGCTTTTAGGACTGTCCGCCCTCTAGGGGTATTAGGTTTGATGCTATCCGTTGTCGTACTGAATATATCCACGCACAGTTTCATACTCAATTAAATCAACATACATTCTCCAATTACAAGCTGTACTATTGGTTATCGTTAAAACACCAGAAGATCCCGTGACTGTTTCGGTAAAGTAGAATGTATTAATATCTGCTGTTAATTGGCTGTCTATTAAATTAGCAGTGTTATCGCCATTTGTTAATGTTAATGTTGGTAATTCTCCAGAAGTATGTTCGATATAAATTTGTAGAGCATATGATTGACCCTTACCTCTTGCAATTGAGCTTAATGTTGCTGTTCCTGCTGCGCCTGTTGAGATAGCATTAGTAATTTTATTTCCTGTACTTGAAAAAGTGCCATAAGAAACATTAGTCCATGTTTGTGAGGAAAGAAGATTTGGCCCAACAAATAAGTGGTTATTTTCGTTGATAGTGGTCGCATATCCATTGGCAGTAATATACGTTAAAGGACTAAGATCATTAGCTCCCCTCTCGCAATTAAAAAACTGCGTGAATTTACATTTTGTTGTTAACACTACCCCAGTAATAACATCATTAGAAAACTGGCACCTATCAAATCTTGTCCATGTTCCCCCATCAATATAAAAATCTTGCCCAGAGGTGTTAGTTAATACATCAAAAAGGCAACTAGAAAATGTTAGCATATAAATATCAGGAACTGGGTCTGTGCCTTCAATTCGTACTTGCTGAATATTTCCAACATAGTTGTTATTTTCAAACCAGCATCTTTCAAATGTAATGTTACCTACATTTTGGCCTGCTGGGACATTAATATGAAGGCCATAACTTGTATTAGATTCAATGACACAATTTTGAAATCTAACGCCTTTACCGCCTTGCATCTCAATACCAACAGTATTTGTCCGTATGTTGGTATCTGTAACAGAAAAAACGGTTGTCGCCTGCCCAAGAACTTGCAACCCTATGCCATTATTTAATAAGCTAGACTGGTTGATAAGTGTTGAATTAGTTAGATCTGCTAATGTAATTCCTGCAACTGTAAAGTATTGGATAGTAACATTTTGAAAAATCTTTGCGCCAGACACAAGTACACCGTACTGGCACACAGAATTTCCATCAAGGGTTATGTCTCGCAGACAAAAATAATCTGAGTTTGGATAAGTTGGTGGTGCAGTGCCTGCATTGAACCCACTAGTTCCTGAAGTAAAAATGATATTCGAGCCTGTTGTTTTCCCAATATTATAATATCTATATTGTGAAGATTGTCCCGAAATAGTAAGTGCATAGTTTGGGATAACAATGTCGCCATCCATATAAAATACGCCCGAAACATTAATTTCCATGACGTTATTGGCTACGGCATATGCAATAGCTGCCTCCATAGCTGTTTTATTGATGGCGCTTTTGGTGTTATCGTCTGGGATAGCACCAAAATCAAGGATATTTAACACAGCACCACTAGTCATTGAGTTGGTTATTTTTGTTAAAGCCATAATTTATACCTCGTAAAAGCCAGATACCATTAATCTAGCTCCATCTCCTAGTAAATTTAACCCACTAGCAGTAGTTCCAGCCGCAGTTAAGCCATACATATTTATAGTGGTTACGCCAAGAAAAGGAGAAATAGAAACTACACTTGCGCCTATACCAGAAAAGTACCCTACAAAACAGGGGTTATTACCCACGGCTGTAAAAGGAAGTCCACTAATAGCAGAGGCAGAGCCAGTCCCCTTTATATTAATGGTAATGTCGCAGAAGAAATAAACAACACGGCCTACTTTGGTATATCGACCAGTTTGCGTAGTGTAAGTGGCGTCTCCTCCAATAGATGGCGTCCACGTCCCCTCTTCATAGTCATCGAACAGTTCACTTGTGCCAGTGCCAGAGGTGGCAGAAAAGTCGATGCCGTTGCCAGCTGTAAAAGACACATTCCTTTGCATAGCAAGGCCAGAGGCATTTGTTACCTCGAAGATTTTATTGCTATCAACGTCATACCGTAATTTACCGCCGTTATGCTGGAAGTAAATTATGCCTCTAGTATCTTCTCCAGTTCTACCAAAATAAATTCTATTATCAGCAGAAGAATTTGTTGTTCTTAACTGAAGGATTTGATCGGCACTTCCTTCAAGCGTAGTTGTTGTTGCATTAACTGTAAGGCCATCAGTCGTGATAACCCCATCAACATCCAAATTGTTTGTAACATTGAGAGCATCAACAGTCTGTGTGCCAGATGTTGTTAGTGTGCCTTCTACAGTTAAGTCATTAAAAGTTGGGTTCCGACCAAAGATACCGCCTTGTTGTTTGATAGTCATATTTTTCTCCTTAACACGCCATCAACACGCACGGCACACAATAGCTGCCATCATCATAAGTGCATGTAATTTCTGTTGAGATTACTTTTGCGATTGTCTTGCTGCGAACAATATCATCGCCTTGAGGTTTGGCTGTGCCATCTCCAGCCGACATCAAT